CTGGGTATATCATTATAATGGCTCTGGAGGTGAGTTGGGTTTTTTTGGTTTTTTTATTTTTTTGGTTGGTCTTAAGATGTCTAAATTAATATCATTACTATCTGTTTGATTTTCTAGTTTAGCTATTTCCTCGAAATGAATTAAAAATCCAGCTCCGATTCTAATCTTAGCTAAGTGATCTTCAGATCTATCTCCCATTTTATATCTAACGAGGTGCCGTTCCAAGTGATTGAGGCACACTTCATTAGGAATACCTTTTTCCCAGTTTCTGTCCCCGTGAGTTCTTGCGCCTTCCGCCATAACAATGGATTCCCTCTTGGCCGCATGGGGAGAGATAAGATCATATCGTTCGCTGTCTGCGTCAACTGATCTAGTAGCTCCGGAGGGAAATCTTCTAAGTTCATCATTTTCTGCTATCTCCATAGGATCGAAGGTTATGTAACAAACTACACATCTATATGAATCTGTATCTTTTGAGTCTTGGATTAGCCTAACATTACAACTGTTGCATTTAGGGCAAGTTGGATTATCTAAAGACATAAATTTAAATCTCCAGTGTTGATTTGCGGATGTGAATGGTAGCATTATCAACTCCATCCATAAAGTTCATGAACTTTTTAAAGGCAACTCCAGATTGTCCAAGGCCAGGGTTAGCGACTCCAGGTTTTGAGGGTTGGTCAAAATAGAAATATTCTTCTCCTGTAAGTACACAGCCATGCGTATCGGTATGCTGATTTCCACGGTGGAATAAGATGTGAGTCCTGTCTTCGACTCCTTCAACGATGAAAGTTTCTCCGAATTTAGGAGAGAGATGGCGGTTAAAGGCATATGATCCGACAGGTATACACGAGACATAAGGTTCATTGTTTCTCCAAGGGTTTTCTAGTGTGAGTATTAAAGGATGTCCTTTGTCTGTTAGAAGAGATCCAAATGTACCGAATGGGGTTTCTGCTGATCTTACTAAATATAAAGATTTCATTTTATTCTCCTATGAAAAAATCTAAGCTTACTTTAAAATAAGTAGCTAAAGTTCTAAGTTGCCCTAGTCTAACATCTGCTTTACCATTTTCTACTGATCTTATATATTGCCCAGACATTGGGGGGTTTAGGATTGAGCCAAGAGTTGTTACACTTATATTTTTTTGATTTCTTTTGAAGTGGATTCTACCGCCTACAGTATTTGGGATTTTAATTTCTTGTTTACAGTATTTACAAACTCTTCTATCATGAGAGGGCATTTGTTTTCCTTTTATTTTGTGTTTAAAAAAGGTAAAAAGAAAGGGAGTCTGTGGAAGCACTCCCTTAATTTTATCTATTTAAATGATTTAATAGATGTGAATGAACCGTTCTCAGTAGGTTCGTTTACTAAGTTTACTTCTGCTTCTTTAGCAAGGTAATCATCTGTATCGATAGATGATCCTTCCCATGTTTTTCCTAAAGCTGTCGTAGCGGCTATAAGATTACCAAGCCCTGTTTGGATTTCGCCATGAGGCAAAACAGCCCAGTAACGGAATTCTTTCTTATCAAATTCACCTGAATTAACAAGCTCCATGTGGAATACTAACATAGGGCGGCCTGGAGCTTTTGACTTCGGGCCAGTTTGTGTTAGCTCGCATTTAAAACACCTAGCACGATATGTACCAGTAGGAACTTGCTTGCGTTCTTCATTTACGGCTGAGTTTGCTGTATTGAAATCCATACCTAGTTCGATTTGAGCCATTTTTAGTTTCCTTTAATTTTAGTTGATTAATGTTTTATTAAAATGTAGTTGTTTTTGTTATGTTTTTTATATGTGGGAAGTTAAAGCTTAACTTACCATATTTAAAGTATGTTATTCCTTTCCGGAGTTAGTTTATAAAGTTAAAAATTAAAACTATAAAGATTCAATCCATGCGTTAGCATCAGTTAACATACCTTCTTGTTCTTCTAGCTTAAGAGCAAGATCAGCTATTTCTATTTCTTTGTTTTTTATTTGGATGTTTAAGATAACAATAGCAGCTTCTGATGCATCTTTAATTTCTTTGAAATTCATTTTTATCTCCCTGAGATTAAGTTTTTAATATTCATAAAATGTGGCTCAATTGAATTTATATCTGAAGTGGCTGGTAATGCTCTTGATTTAGCAGTTGATATTCCATCTGGACGGATTAGCAAAGAGTATTTTGCAGGCTTTCCAGATGCCATAGCAGCTTCTGCATGGTATATCTCATCAAACAAGTGATCTACTTTTGTTCTAGCTTGACCTTGTAGGGCAGGAAGACACCATACTTTTCCTGAGTTTTCATCTCTTTCAAATTGCTCTCCACAGATAAAAAGGGAATTTTTAGGAGATGCTCTAACCATTGCTATGTATTCTTGTGTACCATTCCATAAAGCAACCCATTCATCAAATGTTGGTTTGGATTTACGGTTTTGAGAACATATAGATAAAAGCATAGCTTCACATACTAAAGGGAATGAATCTATTACTATAGAATCATGGTCTTTTGATGCAATGGCTAGTTTAGTTGCTTCTCTTATTGAATTCCACCATACTGCTCCATCAGACCTATGACATGAAATAAAAGATACATCTTTTTTTCTTAAAGAAAGAAGCCCGTTATCTGTATCTACGAATATAGGTTTAGGGAAAGTTGAGCCTAGTAGAGTTTTACCAGTCCCTGCTCTCCCGTATACTAAAGCATCTACCTTTGGGTCTTTAATGTCTTTAGTGTGAAGTATTTCCATGAAGTATCCTTTCAGTTGATAAGTTGTTTATTGTAAGTTGACTTTCGTTTATAGATAGCTGACTAGAGTTGATTGCTTTTTGTTGTTTGTTTATAGTTGTTTGTTTATGCCATACTAGCAGATGGATTAAGTCAAGAGTGAAGAAAATAGAAATTAATATTATAATAGAAAGTTTCATTAATCTCCCATCATTTTATAGATTATGTAAATAATAGATAAAGAAACAATTACAAAAATCATTTTACAGTTTCCCCTTCTCTTTTATTTTTTCTTTCTTCAAGAAGGTCATCTCTAGCTCCTTCATATGGTTCCCATTTATGTTCCTCATATAATGAAGAAAGTAAAGTAGAATGAGTAGGAGATCCCATTTTGTGTTTACAGAGGTGAATGAATTGACACCCACCATAAGCTGTACACATAGAGGTGTTTTTAGGGAAGTGGTCTATTCGGCAGGAATTTTTGATGTTTTCTGCCCATAGCCTTACATCCTTAACCCATTCTTGTTCTATGTAATCAGCAGGGAAAGATATTTCTTCTCTCATGAAGTTTATTTGTAGTTTGGTGAAGTGGAGAATATTAATAATAGCGGTTTCTATTTTTTCACCAGTTTGTTCTCCTAGAGCAAAAGCATAACCACAAAGTTGCTGGTTAGGTTTGGGAGTAAGGAAGCCTTTATAAGCTGTTGTTTTATGATCTAAGACTTTATACGCACCATTGTTTTTATCTCTTACTAGCAAATCAGCCCTGAATAGAAATAGAAAATTACCCATATCTATTGCTCCAGCTAACTCTACATCTTTCTTCTGAACAACCTCAAAATGCTCATCTTCAAAAGGAAATGTTTTAATGTATTCTTCTACTATTTTCATACCTTTAGCACAAGTTCTTATGTTTTTAACATCGTGGCCTTCATATGGCATCCAGTGCTTAACAAATGCTTCAATTGCTTTTTGCTGTCCTTCACCGAGATAATGCGCTTCTAAAGCTGAATGTAGAGCAGATCCAAACTCAGGTTTGAAAACTGCTGAACCGTCTTTAGAAGTAAGATTTAAAGCATAACGGTAATAGAACTTACGTGGGCAAGAAGCAAACTCCATCATCATTGAATTATCGAGTTTGTCTATTATCTTCATTATTACCTCATTTTAAAATTGAAATGTGGGAACTAAAAATGACAAAAAAGAAAGAGAGGAAAGTAAAAAACTCTCCCCTCTTTCTCTTCCTAGCCAGTACCTAACCTTGGAGGAGGAAAACTAAGCTACTGGCCATTCTCCTCGATAACCTGAAACATCTCTAGCTTGTGAATCATCCATTGCACCAGAGTCGATAAGAGGCCGAAGCTTACGGTAAACATCAAGAGTTTTAGTGTTCTTAGCACCTTCTGGTTTTCGAAGATTACCTTGTAGTCGAACAATAATAGCACCATACCAGATTTTGAATACTTCATCTGATCCATATTGAGAAATAGCTTCTTCAATATCTTCAGGCATTTCTACCTCTGATGTGAATTCCTTCAAGTTTCCATTTTCTTCAGATCCGGTCTTAGCTTCGATTATTACAGATTTCATTTAAATTGACTCCTTTTTTGTAGATGAAATATCTACATTTGATTTAAAGATGGTAGAACAGGCTTCAGCTTAGTTGCTGAAGGTATCGGTTCTTCATCATTGAGTAAAGCATGAGCTTTGAGTAGCTCCAGCATTTGTTCTGGAGGGCAATTGAGGATTTGCTTTCGCAATTTTGCCTTAGATGCTGATGGGGATTTAGTACGTTTGGGAGTGGTTTTCCATAGAGCTTTTTTAATAGCTTCAATACGTAAATGGAAAAGTAAAGAATAAGGTGGGGATTTTTCGTCTTTTTCTTCAGATAAAACTAAAGAACAAAGAAGACGAGGCCGAGGGGATATGGAAGGGAATGAAGGTGAGAAAGACCGATAAGCTAACTCTCCTTCAACCTCAGCCCCATCTTCAAATTTATTATCATAAAATGTAAACCCTAAATCTGAAACATACATATCGGTTAGACTCCTTTTCTTTTAGAAATGAATCGTGGCTGTAACTGTTCCCCATTTGACTTAATCATTATAGCATTTTTTAATTGCGAATGTCAAGTTTTTTATGGGGTCGTAAAGTGTTGTAAACAAAGGGTTTAAAATTTATTTTCATTTTTTTTCATTGCCCAAAATGTCATAAATTTATGGGCTTATAGCATTTATATCTATCTTTCCTTTTCTACAGATTGATAAACCAATGTCATTGCATCTCCACTTCGTTCACCATTAGTTCCATTTGTTTTATATACAAAAAACTCATCTCCTTTCCCGTTATTCATTACTGTTACGAATATGCCAGAGGTATAAGTTTTAACATGAGCTTGGAGAGAGCCGTTTTTATGAGCACATGCTGTAGCATCTGATTTAGCTTTACCTGTTAGTGTTCCGTAGAAGTGAGTCATTTTGCTCCTTTTTTGTTTTTATAAGTTAAAGTTAAAGTTAAAGTTAAAGAAAAAAGAAAAATTAAAGAAATTCAGAAATAATAGGTATTATGTAAGAATAATCTCTAACTCCATCTCCATGAGAAGAATCATTCATTGTGGAAAGATCAGAACTATGACCTTCTAAATTAAGAGAACCTCTTTCTTCTACTCCAGACCATGCAGATACTAATGGATGGAGATAATATGCTTTGTTTTT